AGGTGGGTCTTGTAATTTGCAATATCTTTAATACTTTATTTGTTTTCATATCGCAAATATACTATATTATTTTATATACAATATATTATTAATCATATTTAATTATTTTATTTACCATAGCCATTCAGATTAACAGGTTTGACATAAACAAGCCACAATAGTAGCGCCATCGGGGATGGAGGTCAGCGTAGTCCCCACCGGGTAGGTCGGGGAGGATGACTCAAGTACCATCAACGACATCCGCTCAACGACCATATCGTTATCAACCAACCTGCTTCCCTCCACGTAGAACCGGCCATCGGCAACCTCATAACACTCCCGTACCGGAACCATATGCCTTTGACTCTTGTCAGCGTAATCACATATCGTTACCTTAGCTCCATCAGGAATAGATGATAGTTCGTCACCCACATGATAATTAGGATGATCGGAGTACACGACATACAATATGGACTTAATATCCTGCAACGCCGGATTGACTGTCCTAAATCCCTTCAAATGTATCTTGTGACCACCAACCTCATAACAGTCATCGACATTCATGATATTAAGATCACAACTGATAACCGTCCAGCCATTAATAACAGTCTGTGTAGGAGTAGTATTTACAGGATGATCAGGGTCAGTTGATTCAATAATCTTATAATCAAATGTCTTTACATCCAGATTACCGTTCAATGACTCCTGCCTGCGGATCTTTACCGTACCCTTCCCTGTATCGTAACAGGTCTCCATGGTATCTAAAAGCCGATCCATGTAATCCGGCTCCTCGCATTCGATACGAGTAAGACCGGTCCATAACGAGCTTACCTTATCACCTACATGGATACTGTTATCAGTAGAACTAACGACCTCCCATGACTCGGATCGAACACCTAATTCGCCGTCATAAGATACCGTGTGGATGGTTCGTACCACACCATTGGTTGATCGATAACATTCAACCGTATTAGACAACATCCGGTCTTCCATATCCGTGAAATCACAGGATACCAAAGACCATCCGGCAGGGAGAGTGGAGATCCGCTGCCCTGGTACGATACCGCCGTTATCCGACTCCAGTACCTCGTAGCGGGTATATCTGTCACCTATCTTGGCGTCATAAGACACGATTCTCCTTATTTTGACATTACCATCACCCGTATCATGGCACTCGATATAAGACTCTATATCACGTGATTCCATGTCATCCATCTCACATACCATACGAGTCCATCCGCCAGGTATATCCTTATATATCCTGTCAACGGAAACATCCGTGTCCTCGGAACGAGTAACTACATAAGAAGTCCTACGGATACTTATATCACCATCATAAGAAGTGATACGTGATACCTGTACCCGTCCGTTGCCAGTATCATAACATTCCTTTCTCTGCTGAAGCATACGATCTTCAAAATCGACGAAATCACATGGAACCAAAGAGAAACTCTCGGGGAGGGTAGCTAGGCCGGCCCCCGGGACGAAGCTAGCGTCATCCGAATCAAGAACCTCGAAACGGGTGTATCTGGCCTTTATCTTGGAGTCATAGGAAACCAGCCTACGAAGCTTGACAGGGCCGTTACCTCCATCGTAACATTCGACGTAAGACCTAATATCACGCTCTTCCATATCGTCGAAATCGCAGACAGCCCTTACCCACGTATCTGGCAAGGAACTGAAGCTGGCGCCCTCAGGCTGTGACGGATCGGTAGTCTCCAGGACTTTATAACTCTTATCCCTAACCCCTATATTCCCGTCCCATGACGTGAGAACCTCCAGCTTCACCTTACCGGCCGGTGTCTTATAACATTCTACAGTTACCTCAATATCCCGATCCTCCATATCCGTGAAGTCGCAAACAACCTCAACCCAGTCATCACTTATGCTGGTAATGAACTTACCTACCGGATTCTCAGGATCTGTACTTTGCTTGACGCGATACCATTCCTTTCTGGTACCCATCTCATAATCAAATATCTTATATCCCTCTATCTGTACTCTCCCGGTACCGGTATCAAAACATTTAAGAACCGGTATTATCTCCCTTTGAGTCATATCAGGGAAATCACATACTATACGATTCCATGTGTCGGGGATAGCGTCATACTCCGTACCGATAGGATTACTATCGTCAGTCGTATTCACCACCTCATAATGGGACACCTCCGGGTTCAAGCGGGGATCTACCGACTCAACGCCCTCGATCTGTACCTTTCCCCCTTCCGTGGCATAACATTTACTTACGAATATCAACTCCCGATCGGTCATCTCGGCTATACTGCAATCTATAGCCACCCATTCGGCAGGGACCTTATCTAATTCCGTACCGATAGGAGTATCGATATCTGATGAATTGATGATAAATATCTTCTCGGCCAGTATCTCTCCCTTATTATTCATATAGGTATGGATACGAGCCTCTACCTGACCACCCGGCGTGCGATAGCATTGGTTGACGATCGACACACGGGCGTCCTTAATGTTAATGAACTGATAATCCTTTCTAGGGACATCGCTTACAAGTCTCTTTACTCCTTTATCATCGAAGTACACGTAACACCCGTCATTCCTCATCATGACCGGATACGTCTTTCCGTCTATGACAACACCTGAGAAGTCATCTGGCGGAACGGAGAAACCCATGCTACCGAAGATGGAAGCAAGTCTCTTTAGATACTCATTAATAGCTGACATATTACAACATTTTAATTCTTATGCTTCAAAGGTAATAAAAAAGGGGAAAGAATTGAATCTCTCCCCTTTAGGAAATATATGAACGCAAAAAAGGTTCTTTATTTCGGCTCGGTTACGATAGCCGGGCCAAGACCAGCAGCAGCACCGATCATATTAATCATCTCCTGAACGCCCTCATGAGCGCCGTAACGTACACGTAAGATCAAGTTAATAGGATCATCAGCGATAACCTTTCCGAATCCCTGAGCGTATCTATGAGGATTGAGCGTAATCTGGAAGTCAACGTACTGAGCCGTTTGCTCTACACGGCTATATTCGTTCATGAACGTCCGCCCCATGAAATCCTGATGTTTCGGGAATCCATTGAAGTGAGCGTACCCCTTAAGCTCATCATCCATCATATTGCCACCGACATGAGTACGTGGCGCTTTGCTGGACAATCTCTCGAAATGAAGTTGATCCCACCAGATAGGAGATCCCTCGTCAAGAGAATCAGGATAACCGCCGCTAGCTCCAACGATCTCCACGCTATCCTCGATATAAGTCATTTTATCCATCAAGCACTCTGATGGAGATAACAACATTTCCTTGCCACGGAAACGGATACCGCACTTGCAGTTACTACCAAGCTCTTGTGCTGATTCCAATTTCTTCCACATACGGTTACGATAGGAAGCCGGAGCATTGCTGGTGAAGAATCCTTCAAATACCTTGTCACACTCATCGCACAACATATTGGTATATACCTCTGTCTGGAAGCTATGCTGGCAAGCAGCAGGAGTACCATAATCAGTGATCTCCAATTCCGGGAACGCCTGCTTGATTTCCTCTAAAGCACTTTCACCACACTCGTTGTCCGGGATCGTGATATAATACTTCTCCTTAGATACCTTGCAAGATCCGCAGGCTGACCAAGAAGCGGTACGAACCGTAGGATTCTCACACATATCAGAAGTCTTAGCGACATAATAAATAACCGTAGTAGGATTAGCGTCTACGAATGTCTTGATCTCGTTATCGGTCAATTTCTTTGACGTAGCGGCGATATAAAGACCAGTGCCCTTGATCTGGCTCATCTTACTAACCGTATCGGAGACCACGTTAGGAAGAGACTCGATAGTAGAAGACATGTCAACACCATCATCCTCCAACGAAACGGAATACAGGTATCCGCCCTTAACCTCAGTATAGCTAGGCGGGCATTCCTCGCATCCTTTCATGATAGAGATCAGACGTTGAGTATAATCATTAGGCTTAGCCCCTTTCTTCATCACCTTATAACGTGACATGCTGCCGTTGATGCTCTCACGAACGATCTTCAACCCCGGATATTGGGCGCGAACCTCAGCCAAGGCCAGATCATCACCAGTATCACATACCTCCATACAATAGAAGTTGACATCTTCCGTCTCAGGCTCCGTAGCCTCATTGGTGCATCTTGTAACAGGAGTAATATCGATATAATCAGATACCTTTCCACCACCAGCAATAGGCTGGTTCTTCATCCTCTCGATACATTTCAGGACGGCTGGCAACAAATCAACCTCCTCGCAAGGATCGCACTCCTCGCATTGATTTGGAGTATTATCACAATCATCCAAAAGAATGGCGTCATTGATCTCTACACGACCCTCCTCATAGCCAAGAAGCTCAAAGGCACGACCAGCGAGAACCAAGCGGATAACGATACGGTCTCCTTTGGAAACTGAGAATGCCGTGTCATCAGAAACACCATTGTATCCTAAGATAACATCATCGACATAAGCGTGATCTTTCTTCGGCCAAGAAGCGTAAATCTCGGTGATCTCATTCAACGAGAATAAAGGCGTGGAAAAATCCTTATCATATATAGAGCGGGAAGCCGCTTGTTCATTACGACCGATACGGATCTCATAACGCTTGTCGTTACGAGGCTTACCGGTAAAATCAGTCACGGCCTTACAACCGTTCTCGGAAGTATCTTTAGTATCATAAATACCGATCTGTCCTTCCTTCAAGAAGATGGAATCAACATCCACCATCTTAGCGTGTGGGGATACGAAAAGTACCCGGTCTTGCGGTCTGTGCAACATATTATCAATATTTAGTTTAAAAAATTATTTACCTAACGCAAACATAATAATAAAGACGATCACGACAATAAAGTACAGCCATGAGTATATAAATATTAATACGGATTACATTTTTTGTAAAGCTACTCTATTAAAACAAATCCATATTCATTTATAATATTATCAACATCATTAGATGACAATGAAAACCACTCTCCTGAAATCCTCTTGTCGGAAAACCTATCATGCAAACATCTCTCTATATCACCTTTTACACAAGCTATGATACTTAACCTTGGATTAGCGCATCTTAAATCCCTCTCTCTCTTCTTTACATTAAACGTCTTACCTATTTTAATATCCTTACTTAAACCATCGACAGCCAAATAGGTGAATATATTACAATCATGATCATCATCTACATCATTTACCAATATATCAATTATATCATCGACAGATTCGAATATACCCATTTTTATAAACTTACATTTGAATACAAACAATCCTTTCCGATTCTTGCTTGGTGTATAAAAACTTATCACATTCACCGGTAACAGTCTTATTTATAGCAAAAATTATTCTCTCAATATCATCGGAGCTAAAAAATGAAGACAGATACCTATACATATCACTATACTCGTTTCCTCCCCTTATATATATAATAGCGTCATTGCTTATATCTGATCTTCCAAACATTTTTATACATTCATTATATATAGATGGATGTAATTCCATGGCGACCATCATCCATATCTCTTTAGCGCACATAACCAACCTATTCGATCCTCTACCGGTAGATTTATACACCCCAAGCGATTTTAATGTCTTGACAAGAGAGGTATTGTTTACGTCATTAATAAAACTTGATAAAGATATACCTCTTATATACTTGTCTTTTATAACATAATATATACGCTCAGAACTATTCCTATTGGATAAAATTCCCTCTATCCTCTTATCACTCCATCCTTCTACGATCCTCTTTCTTAAATAAGCCTCTTGCAAGTCAGTCAAAGACATAAATGATGTTTCTTCATCACATCTAATAGGTACACCGAATAAAATTTTACTACTTGAAATCATATCATAATATTTTACACAATTAAATATTATGCAAATATAGGAATAAAAAAGCAAAAACACACATACCATGAAATAAAAAAAAGACCCGCCTATTTCTAGGCAGGTCTTTCTATCAAACTAACGTTGTTTATTTAAAAGAAGCCACATTATCCTTATCCATTCTATATCTATACAATTCATTCTCGTTAAGGTTGAATTGCTTGGCGACCATATCCAGAATCTCCTCCACAAGATAATCGGGCAGCTCCGGGTCGATGTCCGTGGATTGGATACCGGCGGCGTTGATATACCCCGACAGGTCTACCCTGACAGGACGGCGGTAGTACGTCATCTTAACTTCCTCGGTACGGAAGCCTGACTCGTAGACCACGACCTTCCCGTTCCCTATGGAGTAGAATGTCTCCCGATAATCGTAAGAAGGGCGGTTATTATCATCCCCAAGAAGCTCATGGATATTCTCGTTCTTAGCCTCCCACATAACGAAATCAGTGGCCTCACACCCTTTGTATGAGAAAACGCCTTTTATGTTAGAGAACCATAGATAGTCATCAGGTAAGTTAAAGGACGTAGACTCAGGGTCATCCATCCTACCCGCATTATCCAACGACATCCAATAAACAAGAAGGTTTTGGATGGAGCGTATAGTCTCGTCATCCTTCCTATTTAGATAGTACTTAACCAACCGGTCTTGGGCCTCGTTGAACAACAGCACGAACCTCCCCGGATCAAGCTTAATCCCGCCATTGGCCAGATTCTGCTCGTTCTTCTGCAAAGACCTTAGATACGCTTCTTGGATTGTCATAATTATTCCTCCTTAACCTTATCACCTTCCTCTACGTCATCCTTCTTCTTAATATCCTTAACCTTCTTGGTCTTGGACTTATCATCGATATTAGACATAGATATGATCTCCTCATACTCATCCAATACATTAGCCTTTATGTTAATAAAGTCTTTCTTGGTAGCCAAGAACTCAGCGGATGTCCGAACGTCAGGTCCTATGATCTGGCCATTATATTGTAATCCGGATGGAGTCATATTGATACGACCATTTCGTTGAAGGACGTTTACGATACGGTAAAACTCAAGAACTTCCTTGAAATCACCTTCCAATGACCGATCCCAGATATCAAGCAGATAATCAACATTGGTCTTCTTCTCATTCATCCAGTTTGATAGAGATCCTGTATAATACTCATCCTCCGTGAAATCCGGGCGAGTTACGATACCGATGTAAAGAAGAAGATCTATGACAGCCTGACGATCGTCGCCGCCTTTCTTAAGGGCGCTGATAAACTTATAGCTGATGTTCATCTTATTGATCTCACGCTGCTGAACGAAATCCTTCATATTGTCTTTCTCCACGAAACAGAACATAGAGTTCATGAAGACAGGATCGCCATCCATTTCCTGAGGAGTCAACATGCCGGAAAATACAGCCAGATATAAATAAAATAGATCTACGGTATTAGCCGTATTATAAACCTTACCCATGAAGATCTTATCTTTAGCGTCATCCCAAAATTCTAAATTGGTTTGAGATAGATCCATCTGCGACATTTCCTCGAAAGGCTTCATGATATTATCTACCCGCTGTTTGACGAGCCTGTCGATCTCATTCTTGTCAAGACCATTATAGCATCTTGATCTTGGATAAAAACCGGTGTTATAGGCCTTGGAGAAATCATCCCAAGGGCAACATACGTGAGTGGCGTTCTCCGGGAACGGAGCTTTAGCTATATTAGCGTCTTGAAAGGCCTGAGGAGCACTTCCATCGTGTTTGCCTACAACCTCATATAAGGTATCTGACATGATATTGAAACCGTTTACCTCGGCCAATACCTTCCTTGATTTTAAAATTTCTTTCATTTCCTTTTTGCGTTACTTTAAAAAAAAGAGGAGAGGAATATCCTCCCCTCTAAAAACCAAATTACATATATGAAAAAACTTAGCCGAAGTAGTTCGGTTGAAGCTCGATAATCAAGAACTTACTGTTATCCATAACCCAAGCCGCTGAAGCTGAGTGGCACCAGAATTGCTCTTTCATGCCCGGCAAGGATGATACGATCTCATTACCGTTAGCTTTGTGCGCCCAACGACCGTACTCATAACCCCACCACATGCTTACGCCTTCTGGTTTGATATAGAATACGTTGTTATTCATATTACCTAACTTAGCGTTAGCCGTATTAGGAATAGCGGAATATGCGTTAGTCGATCCAGCGTCAGTGATATTCTCAATAATACAAGAATAAGAGGATCTAGGATACATACCATTCACTAACTCGCTACGATCTGTCATGTCAGCGTAATCCAAAGAAGGATCGTGCTCGAACTCGACGTTACCGATACCCGGGATAAACGCTCCCTTAACCTGAACCGGGCCTAAGATCATGGCGTCGTTAGTACCTGAAATAGGATTAGAAGGCAACATCCTATCGCTTCCCATACCCCAGCTTAAGTTCTGCAAGGTAGTGAAGAACGATTCCCTGATCAACTTCTCTAAATTGATCATAGCCATAGCTCCTACCTTGAACTTAATCTTACGTTCCGTAATAGGAAGATCCTGACGTCCACGGAAAATATAAGCGGCAGCAGCCATAAGCGTATCCTTAGTAATACCCATCGGGCGGCTATAGTAGATAGTGTAACCACGGCGAAGCTGACGATAGATACCTTCATTCAAATGGATAGGGCCATTTTGATCCATGATAATACCACCTTCTTGCCACATCAACTGTCTAGCTTCCAGCTTAACCAACTCAGCCATACAGAACACCTCCAACGTAGAGGCTACTTTAGCTGTACGCAAATCAAGTCTACCATTAACAGTCTTACCGATAATAGCCAGATCAGGAATATTACCCTCATACTCACTTCTCATGGCATTCATACGACGAAGAGCGGTCTCCACAAACTCTGAAGTGCTGTTCTGGGCGGCCTGCATGGACTTCATACCAGCATACATAGTTGTCTCTCCTTCAACACCACGGTGGTTTCCTAAACGGAACTCACAGGTCATGGAACCGGCCTTGTCAGCTCCAGATACCTTAGAGAACTGAGTGCTGTACTCACCAAGAGCATGACCGATCTTCCAATAACGGATACCAGGACGTAATTTCTCTTTAGGGAAGTATTTAGCCTTACCACCGATAACACGACACCAATAACGTGTCAAGTCACCTTCTGTCTTAGACGGGATCTCACCTGAGATAAGGATATTACAACCGTTAGCAGCATCGTAGGTAATAACATCATAAGCCGTAAACTCAGATGTATTCAAAACGATATCAAACAAGCTACCATCAATACCCGGTTTTAGATGATGACCTGAAGTATCCTCAGCCGTAACGACAGCGAATGTCTTTGTAACAGGAAGATCATAACGGAAAGAAGCTCCAATACCGTTAACGGAGATCGTAGCGCCGTTATTAATCATACCCATATACATCGGTACAGGGTAATTAGCGATATTAGAGAACAGATTCAAAAGACCCAAATGATTCTTATCAGGATCCTCATAATACCAGCTCGCCAATGAGCCTAAGTTATGCTCTACGAGCGAAGTCTTATAGTTCTTGGCATCGGTGAAGGCAATAACGTTATCACCATTCACGGTAGCCGGAAAACTTTTTGTCAAAAATGGATTCATTTCTATTTATTTTTAATGTTATACACTCTTTGATCCACTCAGATCAAGGAAGTTAGCCTCTATAGTATCATTATCGATATTAGTCTTATTCTGCTTTCCTCCCTTATTGCCAGAAAGAAGAGTGATGGTCTTCTTATTGACCTCCATCTTAACCTTGTTAGTTTTCTGTTTAAGGAACTCGTCCTTATTCATCAAGAACAAGGCCAAATCAGCGGCCATATCCGGATTCTTGATAGCCTCGGAATAGGCTTTATCTATAGCCGTATGACCTTGATTGTCTATCGGCTTGGTAACGAAATCGACAGCCTTACCTATCATCGTGTCAGTCAACTGGAATCCTGAGCTTATAGATGTCTTAAGACCTTTCTTATAGATCTTCATCTGCTCAATCAACTCCTGTTTCCTTTTCTCGGATTTTTTCTTCTCCTCCTCGATAAGGTTATCCATCTCCTTTTTCAGGATATCATGGAACTTATTGGCCTTGGACTCAATAAACTCATCGCCCTTGCCGATCATCATCTCCATATTATCCTTTATCTCGTCTTCCGGCATACCCAGCATCTTATAATAATGCTGGATAACCGCAAGCTGATCATTTTTATTACTCATATCAAGGTTATCCAACGGCGCCTGAATGTTCTGATATTGGCTTAATAGTTGGCCAACGTTACCACCGGCCTTATCCACCTCTATCATCTTCTTCATAAAGTCAGACATAGAACCGGTATCAACCTTATCCTTCAACAACTCATCAGCCTTGTCCTTGATCAATCCCTCCACTATATCGAGTAAATCATCCTCTTTAGTGATAGTAGAAAGATCAACCGGTTTATCATCTACCATAATATCTAGGTTCTCGATACTGTCTATGATACCTCTGGCGGCCATCTTCTCCAAGAAAGATTTCCCGTTAAACCCTGATACCACGTTATTATTATCAGCACCGCCTTCGCCAAGAGAATCCGGGTCTGGGTTGGTAGCATCGCCGCCCTTATCCCCGCCACCGTCAGCCGCTCCGCCGTCGGCAGGCTCTTCCTTGGAATCACCTATAGGATTACCATCCTTATCATATTTACCCTCGATATTATTCTTATCGCCATCACCGTCACCACGGTAAAAAAGCTCCTCGACACTCATGGGCTTAA